TATGACAATAAAAAATATGAATTACATACGTGTTGTATCATGTGTGCTGATGCAATGAGCGCATTGGCGCGGTCAGACCCATCTAAATTTAAGGCATCTTATGTTTCCAGATATATGCCGAATGGTGATATGGTAGCGAAGAATCATCATACAAAGAAGGAAGTACAAGTTTTGAAATTGAAAGAGTAATTCGGTAAAAATAATATGATTATTGTATACATGGAATTCAATAAGCATACAATCGTTTCACTGTTCCACATTTTAGTAGTGGCTCCTTTTCTAATTTACGTGGGTCGTTCATATGGAAATATGCCTGATTGGATGTTTCCATTCCTAATGGTATTAGGAATAGGTATTTTCTTACATCACGGTCTCAAAGCGTACAATTTAGGATTAGAAGTAGGGTGGATTTACTTTCTTCATGCATTTATTTATGCTCCAGTATTATTTTACATTGGATATGCAAACAAAGAGACCTTTATTGGTATGTACCCAATCACCGTAATGCTTGGGTTTGCAGCATTAGGATACCATTTGATGCATTTACTTGAACGACAAAATTGAATAGTTATCAAGTAGTATAGCTTGATAATAACAAAACCATTTATTATGAAGTTGGTAACAAAAAACGAGTTGATAGACGGTGAACATTATTTCATTGAAAAGGTGAATAAAAGGAGTAATAAGGTTATTTGGAAGGCAAAAGGGAATTATTCAAGCGATAGTGCACTATATAAAAAAGTGCAATCCCGCCGACAAGCGAACGAGGTGTTTGCGTTTACATCCCCGCAGGTGTATATAGTTAACGAGTATTCTAAGGAAGATGTATTTGAATGGAGAAAAGATTTATTGCCTAGTGTGTTTATTTATGATTACAATGATTTATTAGAGAACGATGACTTTGGGTATTACTATAGGTTTTATCATTCTGAAAAGGAAGCGATTATAAAGAACTCCCTTACACGGAATATGTCAATTGCAATGAAACATACACTATCGCGCTTTGTAACCGACATTCACGCGGTAGATGTAATCACAAATGATTTCTTTCCTGTAGTTAGCTATGACGTCTCGAAAGTAGCCTAACCGGCCGTGTCAATAATCTAAGTCACCCTCCAAAAATATAACACGGATACTGGTGTTATATTTTTCACTCATTTACATAAAATGTTTGAACTCCAACTCTTTATAGTCACGGTCATTATTTTTAGGACGTTCCAATGGGACAACAAGTGTGCTCTGGTCACGAATATATTTAACGTAACCCACTGCTTCTTGATAAACAGTAGGAACACAATAATCAAGCACTAAGGCATTCAAACGAACAATCTGTCCTTTAATGTCTTCTTCGCGGTTTTCCGAATATTGTAAGAAGGTGCTTCGCATAATGATTTTCAGTGTATCAACATTCTGTGGAGGCACAAATATTTTGCCATCGGACTCCTTATGTACTCCGGCGCATATGCCATTTTGCAATATTTGGATATTTTCAGCGGAAAAGAAGGTTCTGGAAAGAATAGTAGATTCCCAGTTTCCAGTAAGCGCTTCCCGATATTCCGTCGCATTATTTTTCAATGCAATTTTTTCTTGCATTTTAAAGCGTAGCTCGTGCGATGCTTCAGGAATAATATCTACACGTCCATTCGCTTTTGTAGGAATAGGCAATATTTTATTTTCTTGATTAAAATTATTTGGTGTCCATAAATTGTTATTCATTTTGTTCTATACTTTGTGATTAGAGAATAATTCAAGACAAAGAACACTAAATATATTTAGATAATATATAAGAGACCATGGACTATTTTTATAAAATCACAGTTATGGTGGCAATTATCATATTAATAATAGTATTGACTTATATTGGAATTACTATGAGTAATCGAAGTTATACGACAGGCGCTTCTTTTCCACCCCAATATGGTAGTTGTCCTGATTATTGGGATGCAGTAAAACAAGGTGACCAAGTTTTTTGTAAAGTACCTTTACCTCAAGCCGATGGAGGAAACCCAAATGTGGGCCAAATCTACGACTCTGATGATACCCTTGTCTTAAATACATCAAACACTTCTGAATTTCAGGACAACGTGATTGAATTTGATGAAATAAAATGGGGTGGAATCTGCGAAATAAAAACGTGGTGCGACCGTTATGGTATTGTATGGGATGGTGTCACAAATTATAATAAATGCTAACTTTGAAAAGGTCTCTTATATTTTTGAGACCCTAAAATAATTTATCAACACATTAATGTTTTATTACCATACCTATTGTGGTAATAAAATAAATCATTGTATCTTTTTAAATGACAGCATAATAAAAATGGGTCTCTTTGCAACAAAAAAAATTTCTTTTTCAGAGTTTGGTTAACTTGCTTGTAAAACAAACAAAGGTTTGTTCCATCTAAAAAAGAAAATATTTCGGATGCTTTGAGACCTTTTTTCAATTCGCAGCATAATCTTGAGAGTAAAAAAAAGCATAACCATATATGCTGGTATAGTACATTATTCCGTCACAAAAATGCCACAGCATAAAGGTCTCTTATTTTTTCATTTAGATTTCAAATGCCAATACCTTCTCCTGTTTTCGAACAAAGGAATCCATGCTATCAATGCTTGCAACATATTGGTGTAAGGTATTATGCCAAACGTCGGGGTTTCCAAAATCCTTACTATTAAAGGGGGTGAGTTTAAGGTCCGTATGTAATGTAACTTCAATATGTTCATATCGTAATTCCTGTATTTCTTTTACGAGTGGCTTAAGTTCTTTAACATACATTTCGGAAATGAGTTGTAAATATTCTTTATTATTTGTTTCATTGTATTCAGAAGTCATTCTACGAAGAGTAGAAACCTTTTCATAGAAATCAGTTTGTTTACTTTCAAGTAATAATGCCCGTTCTTCATTATCGTATATTTTTTTATTTTCTTGTAATGCGGCATCATATAATTCACTAAAAAAGTTATATTCGTCCAACCGTTGGCTATATTCATTTTTGGTGTCTTCTTCCGTATTATAGCCGAATAATGAATTTAATTTTAATTTAATAAAGTTTTCTTTACCCACTTCAATGTCATCTTTCAATTCAACCAATTCTTTTTGTAAGTGAGTGTAGGTACCAACATCTAATTCAATATTCAAACTACACGGGCTTGTTTCATCGCCACATTTCGCTTTTAGCACTGTTTCTTTTGTAAAAAACATAGTACCAACTTTGTTACCGCATTTAACACACGGATGTTTGTAGTCATCTATTTTCGCGCGGGCTTCAGTTTTGTCAGAATATTTTTTGTATATTTTCTTAATAGCATATTTGCGCCTGGCTTCGTAGAATTCTTTCATTTTGTAATAGGTTTCAAGAGCATCACGAAAAGGTTTTTTAGGTGGGGCATTAGAGTCTTTTGCTTGTGATTTATCCTTTTCCCCTGGAACAACAGAGTTTTCAAAGCGAACACTGGAATTGTATTCTGAAATAAATTCGTTGACACTATCTGGCATGTTTTGAATAACAGTAATCGGATTAGAAGAAATGTGTACTGTCTTAACATTTTTCACATCCTGAAAGTCAAGTGACGTCAGCTTATTATTGTTTGCAAACAAGGATTCTAATTTCTTTGGCAAAGGCTCCAATCCGGCTATTTGATTTTCATTAATGTTTAAATAAGTCAAATTCGGAACAGATAACATATCCAATTCAGAAAGGTAATTGCCTTGTATATCTAAATAATTCAAAGAGGTTGGTAAATCGCTTAATTCGGTCAATAGATTATATGGGCAGACTAATTTTTCTAAATGATCTGGGATATTGCGAATACTGATAATTTCACCTTCCTCAAAAATAAGGGAAGTAACATTCTGAAACCCGTTTTCTTCCAAAATAGACAAATCCAGTTCTCCGTGTAAGCGGTCTTCAATATGAAGTTCATTCACCATAGCATTTTTATCTTGTAGAAAGTCAGAGAACTGTTCTTGTGCAATGTTATTTTCATCAAGAATAGATTGTATTTCTTCTCGAATAATGTTCATTATGATATATATTTACACATTATCATTAAAAATGTTCCATATTAGTGACCGGTAATTGTGTAATTGGACTAACCATTTGGTCTTGTTTATCCATTTCATCCTTATAAAATCGAATCTTAGACAAGACATATTGCTGGTCGTGGTGCATTTGTTTTGTTCTTTCGTGATATGTTTGCTTGTTTTTGTAACAATAATACAGTATGATACCACATATGATAAAGAACAAAGCACAAATGCCAATATTAAAAATATAATAATAAACGTTCATCCGATTGTTATGGCATTGTTGTAAAGTAGAATCCATATGGCGGTAAAAAGAGAAATCGACCAAAGGACTACCGTGGGATGACATATTAAATATATACAATATATTTGTCTGGGAATAGTGTATAAATAGTATGATAACATTGACAAATTTAGCTAAATCAAAGTTATCAACTTTAATAAAACAGAATGGGAAGAGTGCATTACTATACCTAAAAAGTGGTGGGTGCAATGGGTTCTCTTATAATTTTGATATTTTACAAGAAGATAAGAGGCCAGAGAAGTTAGATGAGAAATACTCAATGGGTGAGTATAATTTGTATTTATGTAATAAAAGCATAATGTATTTACTGGGAACAAAAATAGATTACATTGAAGACACAATGGGTTCGCGGTTTGATTTTAGTAATGATAATATGCAAAGTAAATGTGGTTGCGGTACAAGTTTTAATATGAAAACAAAAAAATAAATTATGTTACAAGGATACAATTTATTTTTACATAAACGCTAAATAATATAAAACAGCCAAATATGAGAAGATAGCAAGAATGATGGACACGAGCCAAATAGGAATGACCGTCTTGTGTCGGTATCCCACACCGAATGGACGGAACCCGCCCTCCTCATTGTATAGCAAAGTAGGTTTCAGCATATGAACGATGGTGAATAATATGAAAAATAGTAAAATAGAAGTAGCCAGTTTATGAACCTGAACGATACCTTTAAGTGTTGGCATTATCTACTATAACAGAACAAAAGAAAACTTACGTATCTCCATAAAAATCATCTGGGTCTCGGTCCTCTGGGTAGAAATCCCCGTCCATATAGTCTTCGGTTAAGTGTGAAAAGTCGTGTGTGTCACGGTCAAGGTTTTCAATGTGTTCAACCCGCGTGGGTTCTTCCTCGGCGAAGCCCAATTCGGTGGTTTGTTCCGGGTCGGCTGTGTTGGTTATATCAAAGAACCCAACTTTACGATCTGCATCACGGACATACGAACTGGGGTCGTACTGATAAATAGATTTTTGTGTTCCAACATTCCATTCACCCATTTTGTATTTCTTATGTGTATTGGCAACCTTTCGTTCTTCGATACTCATACTACCTAAATAATCATTATACATCACCTCGCGTTCATAATCCTTAGCGCGAGAAACTTTACGGGAGATAGTGTTATACGAAACGTTCAACTTCTTTTTGTCGTTTGCTTCAATTTGTAAAATCCCAGCAACCATTTGTGCGGTTTTAAGACCAACCGAATAATCGTTTTCAAATTCAATATTGATTTCATCCAACCCAGTTAATATATCATTGTTTTCTTCATTGCGGTGTACGTCGACGGAGGTGCTGTTATAAACATCGTCATCTTGCATTGTGAGGGCGTGTCTTCGCTCATCCATAATTTTCTGACTGGAATAATGTACGATCTCGTTCGCATTTGCTGCAATGATGTATTGATAAATAGTCTGTAAGAACAAGTATTTCAATAACATAATAGACAAATATTCGTCCATAAAAACAAATTCATTCACGTTTTTGTTTTTGAATAATGGCAATAACTGGGTGAATTTATACAAACAATCCAACGGTTGTTGTGTCAATTTCATAACCTTTGATAGGATGGGGTCATAATAAAATTTCCCAATAGAGCTATAGTATTGGTCGTGCAAATCGTGTAAGTCATTAAAATGGGGTGGTGCAATGTTCCATAAGTTTCCATTCGTGGCACTATTATGGTCATAGAAAGAAGTGTGTAGTCCTTGGTTGCCGTCATCTTCGGTAGATTGGAATAGATTAGGGTAAAGTGAGGTGAATTGGTAAATCTTATTTTTGATGTTTTTACATACATTGAAGAAGCCGCTTTTATTTTCTTCATAAAAATTCCATTGTTCAATGTTTGAAAGTAAATCTTCCATTGAAGATTGGTGGTTGTGTTCCATAAAGGATGCAATTTCATTAATAATGTCGTTGTTACAGTTATACAAATGTATTTGTAGGTTTTCTAATGATTTACCACTCTCGGTCTTGTATGTATCAGGGTCATACTCATCAATAACAACCATAAGAAGCTCTCTTAGTTTGGGAGAAATACACTCGCTGTCAGTACTATCTAATTCTTGGATATACTCTTTTAAAGCAATGACCGGATCTTGAGGTGGTATCGTCTCCATAGTAATAATGTTGTTGCGGTGTACGACGTTCATCAAGTTACGCAAATCTTTCTCATCGTATTGTTTTCCAGCCCGTTTTAGTAGCGTAATCTTTTCAGACAATGTCATTTTAGCATCATAATTGGCTGGTTTCTCGGAGCAAATAGATGCGAATTCTTCTGGAAGTGGAAACTCAGTGTCATATTTACAATGCTTAATAATGGATGAATATATATTTTCCTCCATATTTCCGCTAATGATTTTTGGATGTTCCAACCCCGAGAATGTATCATGATACAAGAAGGATGCTTGTGATGATTTTTTGAAACCTCTCAAGAACGTTTGATTTTTCTTGACGTTCTCAATATAGAGTGCCAACAACTCATCCTTTTCTTTAAAAAATGACATAGGTTGAATCGATCCGCTATGACAACAACCATTTTGTTGAAATGGAACCAATCCACTGGTCTGAAGGAACGATTCTTCATCACGTACAATAGAATGTATAGATTGCTGTAGTCGGTAAGAAAACAATGCGTTTTTGGAGTGTAACATATGAATCATAGGGAATTGTTGAAATCGTCCTTTTTTCAGCTCTTGTAACAGTTCTTTTTGGAAGGTTTCGCTTACATTTTGGCTGGGGTTTTCAATTTGAATCGGAACTAATGCCGGCTGAAACAAACGCCATTTTTGTAACGAATGTTCTTTTGGAATCACTGTATCTGGATGTATCTGGTTATACGTATTTTTTGCCAAATATAATTCAATCACCTCGGGATGGTCTATAAGGGTTTTTTCAATGACTTTGTGAATACGCCCTTCCAAATTTTTCGCACTTAAATGTTGGATGCTCGCCCAAGGGGAGATGGAACTCTTCATTTTACGCAAAATACACGCAATGTATTGAATGCCGGATAAATCTGCATCTTGTGTCAATGGGTATCCAGAAAAGGAACGAACACAATTAGGGAACGTTTTACTCACATTGACCGAAGGGATTAATGTTTGTATTCCGACAAATAACACAGAACAAATAATTAAGATAGAAGTCTGTAACTTGTAAACGTCATATGGCTCCATTTTCTTATTATCTTTTTGCCTTTTAGCAACCAGTCGTTCATATTTTTCTCGGCTGTAAATATCCTTTTGTATCAATTCGCTACTAATACGAAGAACAAACGCGTGTAATGTCTTGGGAGGAATACTGATTCTTTCCACCAATGCAAAATAAACAATATCAATCAACTTACTTTCCTCATTTTCCCGCAATAATGTTTGTTGTTTCTTTTGTTTCAAATACATTTGTCCGGCATTTTGTTCAATAATGTCGTGTGTAATGATTCTGAAACCACTGTCATCAAATGCTTCATCAATATTAAAGTCCTTTTTACATAAAATGAAGCCACTATGTTTATCTACAATGGCATCTCCATCGTCACTTTCTTGACCTTGAGAAACGCGTAATTCTTCCAATGTTTGTTGGTATTGGTTGGACCCAATTAAGAATGCACTTGCCAATTTATAAATAGAGGTAGGAAGTAAAGAAACGTTACTGTCTTTACAGTAATACCAGTAGGGACTTTCTTCGAGTTTTGGAATATAAGGGCGACAATACTTGCCAACAAATATGGTAATATAGTTTTGTTTCTTGACAAAGTCGGATGCACCTAATATTTTATTCAAAATGTGTTCGTGAGGAGAAGTGGGGGTATCTAACCGTTCAACGTGTTTTCCAATTTCAAATGCTAAATTATTTGCGCGATAGGTTTTGATATCGTCAATCATACGGTTACTGCGGATTTGCTTTAATAGATAATTGACTGTTTTTTGTAAATCTGCTTCCATTTCATCTACACTAATTTTCATACGACGGTCAAACTCATCTAACAGGTGTTTGCGGGATTCTTCACGTTGTCGCATAATACTGATGGACGGGTCTTCACATACATCTGTTTTCTTATTCTGGAAACATTCTTTGCTAATATTACAGAAAATACCGGCAGTGTCCAAGAAGGCAGCTTCGTTAATGGTTGTATCGCGGATCCACCCACTACCTTTACGAATGTAGTAATCGCGCTTGAGTTGTTGTTCTCCTTCTTTACCTTCTTCTTCCACAGGTTCATTTATTTCCAATAAAGCGTAATGTCCTTCTTCAACAATTTTTTTCTTTACCAACAAACTGATTACTGTTTTGGAGGCCTCTTCCTTGGTCATGTAATGTTTCTTTACCAATACATTTTCAAGGAACTCTTTGAATAAATCTTCACTCATAGAAGATTCTTGTTCTTTGTACGTTTCCAAAAGACTGTAAGGGGTAACATCATACGATTCATCAAAGAAGATTTCAATATCATTATCTTGTTCCAATTCAGCCAAAGAAGCATATTTCTTTGCAATATACTTTTGACCACAATCACCAGATAGAATACCAGAAGCACCATCCTCACCACTTTCAATTTCAGCAGGATATAGTTTATCCAGTAAATTAGATGGGGTGACTAAGGAAACCAGCATAGCAGAAATGAACGAATTGAATAGTCGCTGGTCGTCGGTTTTAAGAAGATGGGTGTATAATTCGCTTGTGGTCATTACAATGTCCTCATTGATTTTGTATGAAGAGAAAAACTCCTCAAGCAATTCAGGTTTATTAGAAAAGAGTTGTAAAAATGGATTTGACCTAAGGGTAGGAACAACATTGTTTTCCTTCAATCCAAAGAATACCTTAGATTGTTTGGAAATCCTTTCTTTCAATTTGTTGATATTGGTGCGAATAATATAATGTATCTTCTCGTATTGTTTGAAGGTAATATGTTCGTTATAGATACCATATGGTTCCAACTCATTTACTACATTGATAAAGGAGAACTTGTTATCAACATATTTTCGTATAGAATCCAATATAGTGCGTGTTCTTGGAATGAAGGCTTGCAAGTATTTTTCGTATAATTCAGGTTCTTCTTGAAAGTCATTTAATCCGATGATAAACTCCTGAAACTTGGAAAGCAGTTTTGCATCTTCACCATATGCGACTTCCGATTCCAAATCTTCAATGACGTTTGGTAGAATTGTTCGATTTCGGTGTAGCAACTCAAACAAGTACAATGGGTTCTTATGTAAATTAAACTTTTCCAAAATATTTTTGTTTGGTAGATGTATGGAGGACTTTTGAATGACTTGTGGAGGCATCATCACAAATGAATTGATATGGATGGTATCATTCGGGGTCATGGAGGTTCGTTGGTAATCGCTTTTACGAATAGCCCCCGGGGTTTTTTCTAACTTGCTAAGTCCGAGGTTGTAGGTCTGAATAAAAAATTTCTTTTCGCGAATGAAGTGATTGTCTTTTGTCATGCTGGAATAAACCCCAGAATAAAATTTATCCAAGTTACTAACAATACCTTCAATGTAGGTGCTTACATCGTCGTTATATAAATGGTTATACTCATCGCTCAATTGCTGTGTATCGGACAATTCATCCATAATAGCATTATAGGTGTCACTGTAGTTTCCGCGAATGCCGGGCGTTTTGGATTTATGAAAGGTCTCAATACGATTAGCAGCATTTGAGATGGCAGTAACAGAATCACTATTAATGGTATCGCTGGTGCCTACGCCTTCTTTATCCTCGTTAATTGAAACAAGTTTCTGGGTGGATACTACTGGAAGTAACCATTTCAAATTCATATCCATATTTTTTATAATTTGAATTAAAGGTTTATGGTTGGGTCCGTATTTTTTCTTCCCTTGAACGTCACTATAATCATCATAGACAGAGTATTTTTCGCGGAGTTCTTTGAACCGACAAATCAGTCTGTGTACAGAAGACAATACATTGACGTTTCTTCGGTGACTGGGAATAGTTGCTAATAACCCATCCATCATGTCATTGACTTGTGTTTCAATAGAGTATCTCATTTCACTTTCAGGAATCTCAACAACGTGTTTAATAGCCTCTAATTCTTCGCCAAAAATAATTTCATTGGCGTCAATATATAGTTCTTGTAAATGTTCTTTAAATGTTTCATCGGTAATAGTCCCTTCGGGTAACGTAATGACGGATTCACCTTCATCATTGAATTCAATACTGGCGGGTTCGTGTATTTCGTCTAATGTCATTCCCTCTGTGCCGTCTTCTTCTTGTTTTTCACGAAGAGTGGTTAATGTGCCTATTTTCTGTAATGCTTCCGGTTTTTCGCGAATTTGTATCTCATCAATGGGAATATTCCGGGGAATACCTTTGTACTCAAAATCAATGTAGAATACCTGCAATTCAGGGTAGGTAGTAATTTCAATCTGGTCTTCTTCCAGATCGGTAATTTCACCTGTAATAATTTGTTTTACATCCCCGCCAATGTGAATTTCAATCCAGGTCTTTGGAAGCAAATTGTTTTGTCGTGCATAACCATATTCCTCACTACGACTAACCAAAACAATGAACTCAATACTTTCGTCGCTAAAAGAACCATCTTCTTGGATATTCAATGTGAAGGTCTCGCCACTGGATATTTTGTTAATATCCACAACACTTTCATCACGATAAGAAACGAAAAACAATGATTCGTGATAAGTCGGATTAGACGGAGAATGTAATTCAATGACATCCCCATATTCTAAACTTAACAGATCATCATTTTTATTATTGGATAGTTGATCGTTCATTGGTGTTTCGCTTTTTTCAATAACATTGGGTGATTCCATTATATAAAACTGTATATATTATCCTTGTAAATAATTTATTGGGTTAATGTTTTTCAAAAACAACAAGGATATAGAGATTATCTTTGTGAAGAATACATCAAAGAAGAAAAGAAACAATGTTATTTGGGTATTATTATTTATCAATGGATGTTTCCGCCCGACCGTCAATGGAATACAAAATTACAAGGAATTATGCTGGAGACCGCCTGTTTTCTTTATTGGCATACGATAAAGAGTTGGTTACTTTCAACGACGACAAAATAAAGTGCTATCGTTCTGTAGTCTTTTCTTTTCCGGAACGAAAATTATTATGTTTTAGTCCGCCATCAATAACGACTTTACAAAACTTTATTAACCCTCGTGATAGAAAGTCCAATTGTATTGAACCAAGTAAATACACTACCAATGAATACATTGACGGGTTAATGCTGAATTTGTTTTTTGATACACGGACGTTCCGGTGGGAGTTGGCAGTAAAGTATAATACAGGCGGGAAGCAAAGATATAGATATAATAAACCATCCTCTTATTTAGCGCAACGATACATTGATATTTTTAAACAAAAATTGCAATATGAGGGGGACCTAATGAAATCACCAATAATAAAAATGCTATCAACGGACCATTCTTATAGCTTTGTATGTAGTTATCGTGATGAAAAATTATATTTGGTAGCAGTATATGAAATAAATGAATTGTATGCTCGGTTTGTTGAAGCAAACGATTATGAAAACTGGGAATGTTTTGCCAATGTGAATGGAGTGATTTGTTTTCCGAAACGCTATTATTTTGATAGTTGTAGTATGGAGGAAATCGAAATGGATGTATGCCGTCACAATATAGACGGAGTCGTATATACGTCTAATGATGATGGGAAGCGGTATAAAGTGCTTAATTATTGGTACAACATACGGAAACAACTACGTAGTGTGAATAGCATAGACGTATTTACGTATTTATGTTTACGACGTAAGAAGGGAACCATAATCAAAAAAGATTTGTTTAAATACCGTAAAGAGCGGAACCTCTTTTACAAGTTCATTGAATATTTGTATGATTTATACATTCGTTATTATCAAAAGAAGGAAGGAATTACCATAACAGATAAATGGCGATTTGCATTAGAACAAATACATAATAACGTGTATAAACACCGAATTATACATAATAAAGAACGTAGATTAACAAAGAAAGACGTGTTTAACTATTTTGAACGAGAGCA